CGTGGTGTGTCAGAGCAAGCATAGCCCAAGAGCTATACCCACCCATCGGTTGCCCAGTTCCGTAGAAAAGGGCAGGGCTTGCTAAACCACGCTCCCGTTGGACTCTTTTGGAGACCCAATAGGGGCGCCCGACGAGGAGGTTACGCCAAGCTTTGGCGAACCCCTCCCCAAACACTTGAGCCAGCAGGATTTCCTGTATTACTACAGGAATTCTGTCGGTAGCAGCACTAAGATCATACGAATAAATCGTAGTATCATTGCCAACCTTCTTCAGGAGTCTCTTGATCGGCCGTAATTGGTCGAAAGTGCCATCCTGAGGAATTTCTTCTAATATGGAGAAAATCCAATTATGAAGCGGCTTAAGTGCCCACTGGCTCCAGCAATCTAACAGTGCTACCACGCGTACTTTCCCTGCGGCTTCCTCGAGCAGGGCCAAACGCCCGCAGGCATCCTTCCCTGTTGGGTGTGCATTAGGTAGAACCTGAGAGCCCCTGTCTTCAGGATCCTCGGTCAGTGTGAACCGACCTTTCCCACCGCTAGGTGGTACTGCAACCATCGGTTGCGCCCGGTGCATGTGCCTAACTGCAGGATAGAAATCTGCAGTCTCGAGTAAGAGTGTCCAAAGAGATTTGGTTGTCCCAAACCCCCCTGGAACCTCCTTAAGGTAATCCTCAAGAAGGTTTGGCGGGGTTTCCGCCCACTCTCCATCGCGCCACAATTTTGCAGCGTTAAATCGATGGGCAAACGAGGTAGGTACACCCCTTAGGGTTTCTGGTAAAGCCTTTCCGGCAAGGAGATACTGACTACGAGTTTTACTCATAAAGGGGTCTTCCCTTTTGTCAGCACTCATACTTGCGATCACAAATGGCAGTGGACGCTCAAGGAGGGAAGTTCCCTTATCCAAGAGCTGAACACCAGAGTGTGCTTGAATCCCTGGAATGAACGTTGAGCGCACAAAAGCCTTCCAACTGTTTAAGAAGGAAGGAGATAGTGGTCTCCCCAAATCCAGTATTGTACTGAATTTTGGACGTCCCTTGCAGGGCATCACCCTGTACGCCCCTAAGAACGTCAACCATAGCTGGATTGTCTCCTTGTTTCCAAGGCGGATTTCTCTACGTGCAAACGCAGGAATTATCCGAGGGAGTCCATCCCTAGTACGCGCTACTGCAACTTTCCCAATCTCTCGGGAGTTATGATGCAGAAAGCCTCCAGGTAATGCCTGCATAAGTGCAGTATTACAGACCTTCAAGTAGAGGACCAGGCCTTTACGCCCGTTGCACTTGCCAATGGCTACGCATTCTTTTGCGAACGTTGCAAGTTGTATAATTTTCGACCGGGATACCTTACCTAGCACTAGCCGAATCCAAGTTATACCTGGACGAAGCCAGTGCCTCCAGACTTTTAAATCTGGACGCCATGTAACAGGCCGAAGGAGCATCCTAGAGCCCTTAAGTTTAAGGGTTTGTAATAGGAGTTTCATTAGGCTAAATGTAGAATCCCGTCTTAAGGGCGTAATACACTGTTACACCTTCAGTTTTCTGAACCGATACAAGTACCGGCCAGAGCTGCAGGCGCTCTTGGTAAGAGACGGGGGTTACCCGTGTCGGATTCTACGAACTACGCTAAGTTCTGGAATCGTCCCCTCCACATATCACCGTTGACCTTCAAAGCTTGGTTAGAGCCCGAGCCAGGGTGAAACCCAAGTCGCATAAGCAACTCAGTCTGTGGATTTTACTATCCATCAGCAGAACGCCTTCAATAGCACCGACTACTTTAGTCATCTATAGGTCATAAGGTGTGACTGTCTTGTGAAGCGTACCTCACTTAACTACATCAACTT